ATAAATTAGGATATATGAAATATTTTCATTATATTTATATTAAATAAAAAGGATTAGAGTTTAGCCATAATTAAACTCAAAATTAAAAAATAAAAAATAAAAACTTTTTTACAACTTTTTTCGATAAACCTTAGGATAAATGAAAAAAAGTTGTTATATTAAAAATTAATTAATAACCATTAAAAAATAGGAGAAAAAAATGGCAATTGACTTAGAAGCGATTAAGAAAAAACTTAATCAACTACAAACAACAGGAGCTCGAAGAGACAACCTGTGGAAACCTGAACCAGGTAAACAAGTGGTGCGAATTGTACCTTATCAACACGATAGAAACAATCCTTTCAGAGAACTTTATTTTCATTATGATTTAGGTAAGAAAAACTACTTATCTCCTGTCACTCATGGCAGACCAGACCCAGTAGTAGAGTTTTGCGAAAAATTAAAATCTTCTGGTAATTCAGATGAATGGAAATTAGGTAAGAAAATGGAACCTAAAATGAGAACTTATGTTCCTGTACTTATTAGAGGAAAGGAATCAGAAGGAGTTAAACTTTGGGGTTTTGGAAAATTGGTTTATCAAGAACTTTTAGGAGTTATCACAGACCCAGATTATGGTGACATTACTGACCCAATGAATGGTAGAGATATCTTAGTTGAGTTCACACCAGCAGAAGGAACTGGACAGTTTCCAAAAACAACAATTAGAGTTAAGCCTAATGTAACACCAATGACAGAAGACAAAAATGTTATTGAGAATGTTGGTAAGAATCAACCAAATTTAGATGACATCTTTAAAGAGCCATCATATGATGATCTTAAAGAAGCTTTAGAAAACTGGTTGAACCCAGAAGCAGAATCTTCGACGAAAGACGATTCAACAGAAGTAAAGCAGAAAGAAAAAATACCTGCAGACGTAAATAAAGTAGATGACGTTTCAGCTGCATTTGATGAGTTATTTAACGAGTAATTAAAGTTACAGAATGGCAAAATCAAAAAGTGAATTAGCAGATTCTCTAGCTCTTGAGCTAGCGGATAGTCTTAATAAGAAATTCAAGAATACAGGTTATCAAACTGCATTTTTCTTGGATGGTGATACAAAGGCTCCTACCGAAGTTAAAGGTTGGGTAAAGTCTGGTTCGTCTATGTTAGACATTGCAATTTCAAATAAAAAAGACGGTGGATTTCCAGTCGGAAGAATTTCCGAAATAACTGGATTAGAAGCTTCAGGAAAATCATTATTAGCAGCTCATGCACTTGCGAATACACAACAGCAAGGCGGATTAGCTGTTTATATTGATACTGAAAATGCCGTTAGTAGAGAGTTTTTAGAGGCAATCGGACTTGATCTTGAAAAGATGTTATATGTTCCGCTCGAAACAATCGAAGATATTTTTGAAGCAATTGAAAGCATAACTGAATCAGTTAGAAAATCAAATAAAGATAGATTGGTAACAATTGTAGTAGACTCAATAATGGGTGCATCTACAAAAATTGAAATGGCTAAAGAATTTGATAAAGATGGTTATGCAACAAGCAAAGCTATTATATTATCAAAAGGTATGCGAAAGCTTACTAATATGATAGGCCGTGAGAAGATTTGTTTGATTTTTACAAACCAATTAAGAACTAGGTTGGGTGTAGCCTTTGGAGACCCTTATACTACTTCAGGAGGAAAAGCAATTCCATTCCACGCTTCGGTACGGTTACGACTGAAATCAGTTGGCCAAATCAAAGTTAAAAAGGACGGTGTCGATCAGGCTATCGGAATTAAAACTAGATGCCAAGTGGTGAAGAATAGATTAGGTCCGCCATTAAAAACTATAGATTATGATATCTACTTTGAAAGTGGAATTGATAATTATGGTGGCTGGCTTAATGTTATGAAGCAGTTTAAGTTAGTAGGAATAGCAGGTGCATGGTATACATATACCAAAACCGACGGCACAGATGTTAAATTTTTATCAAAAGATTTTGAATCTAAATTAGAAACAATTGATGGTTTGAAAGATGAGATTTATAATAAAATCTGTGAATCCTATATACTTAAATATAAACCAGGTGAGGATATTGGAATAGATGATGTTGAGATAGATGAGGAATTTGTTGGCGAAGAAAGCTAATGAATTCAAGATATCTCAACATACTACGAGAAGTAGAAAGGGAAAGAGAGCAAGGGATAGGATCGAGTAAGGACAGCCATCTTTTAGTGATCGACGGACTGAATACATTCATTAGAGTGTTTTCAGCCGTCCCAGCTCTTAATGATGATGGAGCCCATATCGGTGGAGTTACAGGATTTTTAAGATCAATAGCCGCCAATATCCGTCAACTAAAACCTACCAGGTGTGTAATTATATTTGATGGTAAAGGAGGTTCTAAACGTAGAAAGAAAATTTATCCAGAATATAAAGCAAACCGAGCAAACAAAACTGCATTTAATCGTTATCAAGAATTTGCATCATTAGAAGATGAGCAAGATAGTATGCGTAGACAATTTGGTAGATTAGTTGAATATCTAAATTGTTTACCTATTACTACATTAGCAATAGATAATGTCGAAGCAGATGATATCATGGCATATATTGCAAACGAAATTTATACAGACGATAAAAATCGTGTTACTATATGTTCTACAGATAGAGATTTTTTACAATTAGTAAACAATAGGATATCTGTTTGGAGTCCAATTAAAAAGAAATTATATACTCCTGAATTAATGAAAGAAGAATTTGGATTTAATTCATCAAATTATTTATTATACAGAGCATTTATAGGAGACAAGTCAGATAACATTCCTGGATTGAAAGGAGTAGGACCTAAAAGTTTACTTAAATACTTTCCAATGATAACTGAGGACAGAGAGGTATCAATTAAAGAATTAGTTGATCATGCCGATTCTATAGAGAAACCTTATAAGGTACATAAATTAGTTTCAGAAAACAAAAAACTACTTGAATTAAATTATCGTCTCATGCAACTTAAAGAAGTTGATATTAATGGTGGAGCAAAAATGTTAACACTTAATAAAGTTACAGGCGATATAGACCGGATGAATGTATTAGAATTTAAGAAGATGTTCATGGTCGATAAAATGTATACAGTAATTAAAGATTTAGATTCTTGGCTAACTAATTCTTTCAATTCACTTAATGCTTATGCTTCGATGCATAAAAATTAGGATTTTAAAAAAAAAATTATTATATTAAAGTATGACAGATAGATTGAGTTCATATGGATATGCTTTTCAAATAAAAGTAATTACAGCATTACTTGTAGATAAAAGCTTTTTAGAACAGATTTCAGATATAATGTTACCATCATATTTTGAATCAGATGCCAACAACTGGATTATAGATACAATTCTAGAATATCATAAAGAATATAAATCATCACCTACTTTAGAAGTTATGAAAGTTAAATTAGAAAAAGTAGAACATGATGTATTAAAAGAACAAATTATTGCACATCTTAAAGATGCTTGGAAATATACAGAATCACCAGATTTAGAGTACATTAAAGACCAAGCAATGGATTTCTGTAAGAATCAAGAAATTAAAAAAGCAATTTTATCATCTGTTGAATTATTAAAGCAAGGTGATTATGACGGAATCAAAGCGAGAGTTGATGGAGCTTTAAAAGCTGGAGCGGATAAAGATATCGGTCATGATTATATGACTCAGATAGACGTAAGGTATACAGAAGCAGTACGAGATGTACAATCAACTCCCTGGGAAGTTATAAATGAATTAACTGATGGCGGATTAGGAAAAGGTGAGCTAGGAGTAATGGTTGCACCAGCTGGTATTGGTAAATCATGGGCATTAATGAATGTTGGAGCTCATCTAGTCAAACAAGGTAAAACAGTATTACATTATACATTAGAGTTAAATCAAGCTTATGTAGGATTAAGATATGATTCAGTTATAACAGGAATAGCAAATCAAAATCTAAAACATTATCAAGCTGATATAAAAGAACAAATAGAAAAATTAACAGGTGAGTTAATTATTAAACATTATCCAACTAAATCAGTTTCTGTAATGGGAATTAGAGCTCATGTTGAAAAATGTATAATGCAAGATAAGAAACCCGATGTTATTATAGTAGATTACGCAGATTTGTTAAGAGGCCATGGTCAAGAAAAAAGACATGAATTGGAAGGTATATATGAAGAACTCAGAGGTATGGCTGGAGAATATGATATACCAGTCTGGACAGCATCCCAAGCAAATAGATCAGCTTTAGAAGAAGATGTTATTGATGCGAGTAAGATATCCGAGTCATATGGTAAAGTAATGGTTGCAGATTTTGTATTGTCATTATCTAGAAAGGTGCAAGATAAATTAGCTGGTACTGGAAGATGGCATGTTATTAAAAATAGATTTGGACCTGATGGTATTACATTACCAAGTAAGATGAATACATCGAATGGACAGTTTCATATATATGCAGATACATCAATTGGAGGAAAAGAAACACAGAAGCAAATGGATGGCGGAGATAACTTGGCCAGACAGTTATTAGCTAGAAAATATCAAGAAACACAAAACGAAGGTTTTGAATAAAAATATTAAAAAAAAGTATCATAGATTAGCCTTGTATGCGCGCATGCAACATATTTATATTAAAAATTAGTTCATTTAAGTAGCTTTCAGCTAAGATTTTACATTTAACCAGAGAAAAAAAGAAAAACCTATGGACATATCCAATCAGATTTTATCAGAAATTATAGTTCACATGAAGTATGCAAAATTCTTACCTAATAAAGATAGACGCGAAACTTGGACAGAATTAGTGACTAGAAATAGAAAAATGCATCTAAAAAAATATCCAGAGTTGAAAGATGAAATTATGAAAGCATATAAACTAGTTCTTAAGAAAAAGATTTTACCATCAATGAGGAGTATGCAATTTGCAGGAAAACCAATTGAGATATCTCCGAATAGAGTTTTTAATTGTGCTTATTTACCAATAGATGATTGGAGAGCATTTAGTGAAACAATGTTTTTGTTGTTAGGCGGAACAGGAGTAGGATATTCAGTACAAAAACATCATGTAGAAGAACTACCAGAAATCAGAAAACCTAATCCAAATAGAAAAAGAAGATTTCTAATTGCAGATTCAATTGAAGGATGGGCAGATGCAGTTAAGATTTTAGTAAAATCATATTTCTTTGACGGCTCAACAATTAAATTTGATTTTTCGGATATTAGACCAAAAGGTGCAAGATTAGTAACATCAGGCGGGAAAGCACCAGGACCACAACCCTTAAAAGAGTGTCTTGTTAAAATAAAGGGAATGTTACATGAAAAAGAAAATGGAGACAAGTTATCGCCTATTGAAGTACATGATATTGTTTGCCATATTGCAGATGCAGTATTGGCTGGTGGTATAAGAAGAGCTGCTTTAATTAGTTTATTTAGTGCCGATGATAACGAGATGATTTCTTCTAAAGCCGGCAATTGGTGGGAATTAAACCCTCAGAGAGGTAGAGCAAATAATTCTGCTTGTTTAATGAGACATAGAGTTACAAAAGAATTCTTTTTAGATTTATGGAAAAGAGTTGAATTATCAGGAGCAGGAGAACCAGGAATTTACTTATCTAATGATAAAGATTGGGGAACTAACCCTTGTTGTGAAATTGCCCTAAGACCTTTTCAATTTTGTAATCTTTGTGAAGTAAATGTTTCAAATATAGAATCACAAGAAGACTTAAATGCAAGAGTAAAAGCAGCAGCATTCGTCGGTACACTTCAAGCAGGGTATACAGAATTTCATTATTTAAGACCTATCTGGCAACGAACTACCGAAAAAGAAGCACTTATAGGTGTTAGTATGACAGGTATAGGGTCTGGAACAGTGTTAGATTATGATATGAAACAAGCCGCTAAAGTTGTTAAAGACGAAAATATTAGAGTTGCAAAGTTAATTGGAATTAAAAATGCAGCAAGATGTACCACAGTAAAGCCTGCAGGAACAACATCATTAACATTAGGAACTTCATCTGGTATTCATGCATGGCATAATGATTTTTATATTAGAAGATTGAGAGTTGGGAAAAACGAATCAATATATCAATATTTAAATGATTATCATCCAGAACTAGTACAAGATGAATATTTTAGACCACATGATACTGCAGTAATTGAAATACCACAAAAGGCTCCAGACGGTGCAATATTAAGAACAGAATCTCCCTTCCAACTTTTAGAACGAGTCAAAAAGGTTGCAATCGAATGGATTAAGCCAGGCCACAGATCAGGAAATAATACACATAATATATCTGCAACAATTTCATTAAGAGATCATGAATGGAATGCAGCAGGAGAATGGTTGTGGGAAAATAAAAATTATTATAATGGACTTTCAGTTCTCCCATACGACGGAGGATCTTATATACAAGCTCCATTTGAAGATATTGATAAAGAAACATATGATAAATTAATGTTGCCATTAGAAACAATTGATTTATCACAAATCATCGAAACAGATGACGAAACAGACCATAAAAATGAATTAGCATGTGCAGGAGGCGCATGTGAACTAGTGTAACATTTAAAGTAAAATACTAATTAAAAATAATAGTTATGAAAAATTTTAGATTTAAAGATGTTGATATAATATTCGACATTAAAAAACTTCCTCATTATGATCAAGAATATTTAAGAACAATGATATTCGAAACAATAGGACAACGTTCAATAAAAAATACAGGACAGAGTTTTAAAGATTCGTATCCTAATGCTAATAATTTCAGTTTATTTAATGATCATACCGTAATGTTAAATTATATGTCGGAATTTTATGACGAGCATTCA